AATTAATTTCTTGTATTAAAGCACACTATCATTATACAGAAGAAGATACTATGTTCACATTACATGACACTGGTGAAAAAATAACATCAGCAGAATTTTGGAAAGACTCTCCAGAAATGGATAACACAGGCGAAACATATTGGGAGGATGAATCTAACTGTGGTATGTTTGACATAAACCCTGTGATGTCAGAGTATACTCCAGAAAGAACAATGGATAGGTATCTAGGCAAAGTATTCTATTGGTACAAAGATAACAAAGATAGATTTGTAGCATGGGTAAATTATATGTACATGAGAAAACAAACAGAGGGTATAAGAGGATGACAGAAGATAAAAGAGGAACTATAGAAAAGTTTCGCATTGAAGATTTTACAGGTGGTTGGTTTATAGGAAACTTCGAACCCTCACTACTCAAGACCAATGACTTTGAAGTATCAGTTAAGATGCATCCAGCAGGTCAAGTCTGGGAAAAGCATTATCATAAAGAGGCAACTGAATACAACTATGTGTTTGATGGTGTTGTTGAAATAGATGGTGTTGAATATGTTAAAGGAGATGTGTTTATTATACATCCCGACTTTGTAGTTGATCCAAACTTTAAAGAAGATTGTACTATTATGTGTGTAAAAACTCCATGTGTAATCGGAGATAAATACGAAATAGAAAGATGATACTTATTGCCCATAGAGGAAACATTGATGGTAAGCAGATAGAACGAGAAAACACTATCTCTTACATTCTAGAAGCACTGGGCAGAGGATATGATGTTGAAATCGATATTAGATACATAGATGCAGGGAATAACAATGGAGCATTTTATCTAGGACATGATGATCCTCAAGAGGTTTGCCCAGATGATATACTTGTAAATGATCACACATGGGTGCATGCGAAAGACATAAGAACATTTAAGATGTTATTGGATTCAGAAGTGTCTAACACTTTCTTTCATCAAAGTGATGATACAACACTCACAAGTAGTGGGTATATGTGGACTCAACCAGGAAAAGAATTGACGAGCAGAAGTATACAGGTGATGCCTGAGTATGTGTCACAAGAATTTAGTAGAGTATGTCATGCCATATGCTCTGACTATGTAGGAGAATACGAATTATGATTATTGTAATTCCAACTTATAAAAGAGAAGAGAATCAAAAGGCATATAACAATTTGCCTAAAGAGATACAAGAAAGAGTTGTTGTAGCAACTCATAGTGGTAGAGGTTCTATTTTAAAACAGCATAACCCAACAATGAATGTTCATGAGTGGGATGCAGAGTTATTCATTCCTGGAGTCAGACAGTCTTGTATGGAACTAGGTGAAAAGGTGATGATCATCGACGATCAGTGTATCTTTATGAAACGAGTATATGAGGGTGACAAAATTAAACATGTTAAACTCGAAACTGCTGCAGAATATGCCCAAATGTTTATCGAAATTGAAAAAGAACTCGACAATTACTTCTGGGTTGGACCATCGCCAAAATCATCTAACACATTACATAAAGAATCTAGATCTGAGATTATTAGATCTTACTCCTGTTATGGTATCAACTCTAAAATGATACAAGATGCTGGGGTAAGTTTTACTGTCTTAGAAGATGAGAACCCACAAGCAAAGATACTTGAAGACTTCTATGTTCTATTAGCAATGTTTGAAAAAGGACACAAGAATCTAATGCTTCATGATTGGGTATTTGATCACAAGCACGGCACCAGTGGTGGTAACTCAGTGTCTCGCGATAACACAGTACAAGAACAAAGTCAAATACAATTAATGAAACACTTTCCTAATTATGTGACACAGTATGAAAAGGACAATCCTTCTTGGGTTGCTGAACAAGGTGCCACAACTAGAACTGAAGTTCGAGTTAAATGGAAAGCAGTATATGAATCTTCTAAAGTTGAAACAGCAAATGCTTTGGACAGTTTTTTTTAAAACCCACTTTACAACACCACAATTATCGGATACAATATAGGTATGACAGTAGAAGTAATACAAGCAAAAAGTAAACACGATTGTGAGCATCTATTAGGTAAGTTCCTGGATGAATCACACTTTGACTTAGTAGTCGAATCAGATACAGATTTTTATGCTCCACCAACTCTAACTGATGAAAGATCAGAAGCAAACATCATGTTCAAATTTAGAAAGAATGTGTTCACTGCTACAGAGATGGAAGACTGCTATAATGGTCTGATTGAGGCAGCAGGTCAAACACACAACAGAGGTCTTGCTGCTGGACCAAGAGGTGAAAAAGAGGGTAATAGAGACTGGGTGACAGATTGTCAACTAGAATTACTCGACCACTTCATGTCAGGTGGTAGTTCATTGTTTGATGAAGATCCTGTTGATCAAATACTTGAGAAGTGGAAAGATGATGATTCTGTACCCACTCGAGGTATGGTTTGGTTGAGAAACAAAATCAAAGATGATCCAGATTTTGAATATGAAGGATTCTTTGATCAAATACTTGCTAAACTCAGAGCCATGAGTCCTGAAGATGCTAATGCATATGCTACAAAGATAGCAAGTGAATACATCTCAGAAACATCGTATGCTCAAGCAGTGTATAGTGGTATCGCAGGTTTCTTTGATAGATATCCAAGAATACCTTATTGCAGACCCACATCATTTACAGAGCATAACCCTGAGAAGTTTAAGATGGCATTTCCATTTTTAAACAAACTTGATAACTATTTTCAAGATCTATTACCAGAAAGATATGCATCACAAAGATCACATGCTGACAGACTAGATCCTAAGTTCTTAATCTCAGATACAGTGTTTACCACTGCGACTGTGAACAAAACATTTAGAACTGCTGCCCATAGAGATGCTGGCGATTTGAGTTCAGGTTTCTCTAATTTATGTTGTCTTACTAATGGAAAGGATTTCAAAGGTGGATATCTAGTGCTACCAGAATTTAGAGTGGCAATCAACATTCGTCCTGGAGATTTGTTGCTTATAAATAATCATGAGGGCATTCATGGAAACACTGAGATCATCGGTGACGATGGATTTGAAAGAATGTCAATCGTTTGTTATTTCAGAGAGAAGATGCTAGAGGCAGGTTCTTTTGAATATGAGCAACTCAGAAAGCAGTATGTTTATGAAAGAAAGAACAACAAAGAGCATGAACACTGGAGACCATTGTGGAATGGTATCTCACCATCAATGTGGGATGAACAAGAGTGGGATGATTACTTAGTCTATCATGGTTTCCCTGCTGATAACGAACGAAACACATTAGAATCATTTTTTGGATAAGATATGTACGAATTAGTAGAAGAATCATCTAAGGTATTAAGACAACCAACATCAACTTTTGATTTTGACAATGCACCTGTAGATCCTACAGAACTCAAAACCAAACTTGTAGAAACAATGTACAAGGGACAAGGATTAGGATTGTCTGCTAATCAAGTCGGCATATCTGCTCGAGCATTTGTTATGAGAACAGAAGATGAGAAAGATGCTGTCATATGTATCAATCCAACTATTAGAGCATGGTCACAAGAAAGAGTGATGATGGAAGAAGGGTGTTTATCTTTCCCAGGACTCTTTGTAAGTATAAGTAGACCAGCATCAATAGAAGTAGAGTACCATGATGAGCATGGCAAAAAGCAAGAAGCAAAATATGGTGGTATTACTGCCAGATGTTTCCAACACGAACTAGATCATTTAGATGGTATATTATTCATAGAACATGCATCGAGGTTGAAACTTGAACGAGCAATTAAACGAAGAACAAAACGAAAAAGAGAGCAGTCAAGACTCATTGAGAGACTTCAAAATATTAGAACTGCCTAATGTTCTGTCAGATTCTGAATGTAGGCATCTAATACACTTTCACAAAACCCACCAACACATGGTCACCTATAATGATGCTGCCGAGCATTACAATGGTAGACGTATTGCCTTTGAGAGCATCAGAACCCATCACATACGAAACTTGATGCGTAAAGTGCAATTCATCACTATCGCACAGATATATGGTGCATACCAAGATCAAATTTATCCTGAACAAGCAGAGATCATGAGATGGCAGGTTGGGATGGATCAGAATCCTCATATCGATAAGATGGCAGACCCTGAAACAGGAGAAGATATTTATCCAGAAACAGCATGGGCATCTATTCTATACTTGAACGATAACTATGATGGGGGCAAAACATATTTTGAACCCTGTCCTGAATTACCCATGGGATTTGAAATAGAACCCCAAGCAGGCAAGTTGGTTATGTTTCAAGGAATGGAATTTTATCATGGAGTAACTAAAGTCAGAAGAGCAGAACGATACACTTTACCATTTTGGTACACACGCAATGTGCATACCATGACAATAGATATACTGTAGGACTTTACGACACCCTCTACATTTTAGTATCATACTAGAATGAAAAAACGAAAATACACCGAGTTTCCCAACCCTACAATTAAGGTTGGCGAATTAATCAAACGCAGAAGATTACAAATGCTAATTCATAGTTGTTGTTATTATGAATTAGATCATGAGTTAATCACTGATCATAAATGGCAAGATTGGGCAAACGAACTTGCCGATCTAATCAAAGCAAATCCCGATGCCTATTCTGATCAATATGATGAGCATTTCAAAAACTGGGATGGTACATCTGGGTATAATTTACCCCATAGAGATCCTTGGATCTTAGGCAAAGCACAAGCACTTATCAAAAACTCTTCATGAGGGGTTTACGACACCCTCTACTTTTTAGTATTATATGATAATGGTAAGAGGCAATACACACAAAGACAACTTAGCGAAACTACTCGCTGAGGAAAATTTAACTATTACACATAAGCAGGTTCCTACTGCTATGTTTGATGTAAAGAATAGGGAACTCGTTATCCCTATCTTTAAAGATTCACTATCAGATGATCTTCTTGACTTGTTTATTGGTCACGAAGTTGGTCATGCTAGGAATACACCTGCTGAAGGATTACACTCTGCTGTTCATAAGAACCCTACAATGAAAGGGTATCTTAATGTGATAGAAGATGTTAGAATCGAAAAACTTATTAAGAAAAAATATCCAGGACTTAAGAAGTCTTTCATCCGTGCTTATAAAGAACTGATGGCATTAGACTTCTTTGGTATTGCTAATATGGATCAGGATGAGTTGAATGATTTATCACTTATAGACAGAATTAATCTAACCACTAAAGTTGGTTGGGGATTAGGAATTAAATTTACTGACGAAGAGAAAGCATTATTACAGAGATCACTTGATACTGAAACTTGGGAAGAAGTGGTTGCTTTGTCTGAAGAGATCTATGCTTACTCTGAAGCAAATGAAGATAAAGAAGACGATGAGCAGTTCGATGATATTCCTTCTGATGGCGAATCTGATGAAGAGCAAGAAGAGAGTGAAGAAAACAATACTTCTGGTGATAATGATGAGGGCACTGATGACGAATCAGAAACTGAATCTAACTCTGGTGATGAACAGCAAGATTCTACTGAAGACCCAGAGGGTGGTTCAGAATCTAGTGAGAAACTTGAAACTCCTGAACAGGAAGAGTCTGATGCTAGAAGAGCAATGACTGAAGAGAATGCCCACGATAACGAAGGAAAATTCTATGATGTGTTTGCTAGTGAACCCATAGAACTTAATAGTTCTTACCTCGATGGCAATGCTGATCCTAAAGAAGTGATGGTTGACTGGAAAACAGTTTCATCAATTGTAGATGACTTTTATGCTAACGAGTCTACAACTGATACCTTTAAGTCTGGTGTTGAGTTTACCAGAAAGCGATTAGAAAGAAAGAACAAAAAGATTGTTGCGATGATGGTTAAAGAGTTTGAGATGAAGAAGAATGCTTCTTTACATGCTAAAGCAAAGAGTGCTAAGACAGGTGCTATTGATACTCTAAAACTAGCAAAATATCAAATCGTTGAAGATATGTTTAAAAGAGCAACTGTAGTACCAGAAGGCAAAAACCATGGTGTCATAGTTTATATTGACTGGTCTGGTTCTATGGATGATAATGCTGAAAGCATTTTAGAGCAAGCATTTATCCTTGCCGAGTTCTGTAGAAAAGTTAACATCGCTCACAGAATTTTCCTTTTCACTAAGCATGGTTCTAACTGGCATGATGTTGATGATGATGAGAAAGAACTCTCTATGATTAGAGGAACTGAGGATGCTACTTTGACCGAGTTGTTTAACAACAATATGAAAGTTCGTGACTATAGAAAAGCACTTGATGTTGTTGCCATGATGGTATTCAAAGAGAATGCGAAAGGAATCTATTGGGACACTAGAAATGCGAGATCTAAGTTAGTTGGTTGGGCACCTTATGATGATGCCAAGCAAGCAGAGAGAGATTATTGCAATCCTGACTATACAGGTGACAGATCTAGAATGTCAGTTTATGGATTAGCATCTAGTTTGAATATCTATAACTATCCAACTTGCTTAAGAATGGGTGGGACACCTCTCAACTTACTTATGTTGACTGCTAGAAAACTATTAAGAGAGCAAAGATTACAATACAGAACAGATTATCAGAATCTGATTGTGATCACCGATGGTTATTCTGAAAGAATTTATAGCGATGGTGTTGCATCATCTGGTAGATGGGGTATGGATAAAACTTTTTACACTGACCCATACTCAAACAGAAAGTATGACATTGCTATCACTGGTGACCAGTTCAAATCTTACAACTTGCTATGTGAGTATGTTAAGAATGAGACTGGTGCTTCTATTACAGGATACTTCCTCGTGAAAACCAAAAGAGAGTTTGAGTCATATTTCTATGGATTTGGTCACAATGTCAAGTCTATTAGAAAAGAGAATGACGAGGATAAGGTTTGGAAAGGTGTATTGAAGTCTGGTGGTGGTCACCTGAAAGGTACACATATGGACAAGTTTCTTTTCATTAAAGAGATCAAAGCAAAGGGTGATGATCAATTGAGTGATGAGTTGGTGGGTGCACAGAAAGGTAAAATCAAAACTGCTTTTGCCAGAAATGCTGGTGCAAAATTAAAATCTAGATTCGTAGTGAATCAATTAATCGAGGGATTACAATTATGAGAACTTTAACGATAGAACCAAATTGGCAGGATGAGATACCAAGTGTATCTCTGGCAGATGCTATATACAATGTCGGACCTGCTCCTTGCGATACTTGTTCTTATACAAAGAAGTGTAAGACAGAAGAAGTAGAATGTAAGGCATTCAGAGTTTGGGTTAACAATGGTGGCAAGTGGAATGATGACAAGAGAGGTCATCTTCTAAGGTCTATTAAGTAATTATGATAACAATACTGGGAGCATCTAAAGGAGTCGGGAAACTTTTCCACGACTATCTTATTCTTAACGAAGTGCCCTCAGTAGACATTCATCTTGTGTCTAGAGAACAAGGCATTGACTTGAATGACAATAAAGAGTACAAGCATGCGATAGAACTTTGTGCTGACTCTGACATCGTCTTCAACAATGCACCAGCAAGTATGCAATATGACATAGTGAATGAGGTGATCTATGATACTGATGATGTGATGCCTAAAGATTGGATCCATGTTGGTTCTCAACTTACAGACATCATTGCTAATCCAGAAGGATATGATTACATTTACAACAAGCAAAAACTAGCAGATCTTATCCGATCAGAAATTAACAAGTATGGGTTATCTGCACCAGAAGATAGAGTTGAGTGTGTACAAAGACATTGCTTACTCAGTTTGGGTGCAGTTGAAACCAATCAAATTGAAGAAATGTTCAACAGATTGCACATTCCGATGATTGATAGAGCATACATGTTTTCCCTTTTTAACTTTATGATGGAGTGCCCAAAGGAATATTGTCTGGGTGAGATCAGATTAATTCCTGATCAGTTTATTGATCCAGAGTGCTACAAAGATTTTGAATTTAGAAGACATACACAAAAGTATACAAAGTGACTTTACGACACCCTGTACTTTTTTATATGATATATGAATAGTTAATTAATAAGAGGAGTAAACTATGACGGATCTTTATTACCCAAATGGCAAAGTGTTCAATATGACACCTGCCAGAGAGGAGTTCTTAGGTGAAATACAATCTAAGTATCCTGCTCAAACACAATTTACAAGAGAAGAGATTCTCGGATTAGATTGTGTCGACAATATGCCTGGATGGATATCTTGTGGTCGCCACGAGTTTAAACAGGGCAAATCTTACAACTTCACTACTTTGCTGAGTCCAGGAACTCAACCTGCTCTCAAAGTAGTTCCAACACCAGTCGCAGTCCCTGCTGTGACTAATGTGTTGGATGACGAGGTAAAACTCGTTCCTGCTAAAATGAGCAACTTTGTACCATTCGGAAACTTTACTGATGTGAAGAAAGTGATAGAATCAGAAATGTTCTTCCCAGTCTTCATTACAGGTTTATCTGGTAATGGTAAAACACTTATGGTTGAGCAGATTTGTGCTAAACTAAAGAGAGAGATGTTCCGAGTGAACATTACTGTAGAGACTGATGAGGATGATCTTATCGGTGGTCACACTTTGGTTGATGGCAATCTAGAGTATAGAGAAGGACCAGTTCTCAAAGCAATGAGAAAAGGTGCAGTTCTATTACTTGACGAAGTTGACTTAGGTGGTAACAAACTAATGTGTTTACAATCCATCCTAGAGGGCAAAGGATATCTTATCAAAAAGACTGGTGAGTTTGTATTCCCTGCTCCAGGATTTAACATCATTGCTACTGCTAACACTAAAGGTCAAGGCAATGACGATGGTAAATTCGTTGGTACTCAAATTATGAATGAAGCAATGCTAGAAAGATTTGCTGTTACATTTGAACAGCAGTATCCTAGTATCGCTATTGAGAAAAGAATTCTTAATTCAGAAGTTGCCGATACTGACTTCGTAGAAAAACTTGCCGATTGGGCAGATGTTATTCGTAGAACTTATAACGATGGTGCGATCGACGAAGTGATCAGTACTCGTAGATTAGTTCACATTGCTCGTGCTTTCAATATGTTTGGTCAAAATAGAATGAAAGCAATTGAAGTTTGTCTTAACAGATTTGATGCCGAGACTAAGGAATCATTCCTTGACCTCTACACTAAAGTAGACGAGGGCATTGTTACTGATGCTGAAGTATCTACTGAGGAATCTTTCGAAGATGAACAAGATTAACTATCCAGTTCTAGAATCCTGGATCGACTCTAAAGTCGATTCAGGAACTACCTTTGATACAAAGATAGATGCATGTAGAACATTTGTTGCTGAAGTTGAACCCGAGTTTGATATGTTTATGGATTACAAGGGTCGTGAGACTATGCGATCTACACCAAAGATTAAGACTCTTTTTGATAAGGTTGTTAACTCTTCATCAACTAAGTCTAATGTTCATCCTGCTGATAGGGATGATGAATGGTTAGATAAGATTCAGAATCTAGCAGTTGTTGCAGAATCTGAGTTCTTATTTGAATCTACCTTTGACCCAAGCAATCCTATGCATTGCTCTTTTGCTAGAACATTCTCTGAGTATGGTTCAGGTGGCAAAGCATTAGAAAAACCATTAGCAGTTTATTTTGAATGGAAGGATGATGAGCACATTCATGGTCATGATTCTATCGATGCTGATGGCATACCTGTAGAACAAAAATCAGAAACAGCAACTAGAAAGAGTTCTGGTTATTTTTGTGGTAGTTGTTCATGGGGTCAAGAAACAGAAAAGACTCCTTCATCTGATAGGATTAAGAAGTATGACAAAGACGATCCTTTCATTTGTATGTCAGGTAGAGATCCTGTCACTGGTCAAGTCATCTATGCTTTTAGAGTTAGGTGGAGTGACATGAAAGAGTATACCATTGATCAGTTCGAGGCAAAGGCACCAAGACTGCGTAACAATCATTGGATGAGTATTCCTACCGATAAGGTAGAAGGATTGTTTGTGAGCATTCCTCTTATGTATATCAATAGAGTAGAACGCAACAACTTCAACACAGCATTCTTTAAGTGGTTAATTGATGATGTATTTAATTACAAAACCACCTTTACAGAATATGCGACTGGACTTATAATATAGTATTATGGGATTGTTTAAGAAAAGAGATGATGGGTTTTTGCCCGATAAATCTAAGTACAAATACAGTGAAGATAAGATCATTGCGGAGTTATTGGGATATGTCAACAAGACTTACGATGAACATTACTCACTCAACAAGTTTCAAGCGACCGAGTTCATTATTGACTCTGGTCACGGAGAAGGTTTCTGTATGGGCAACATAATGAAATATGCCCAAAGATATGGAAAGAAAGGTGGCAAGAATAGAAAAGATCTATTCAAAGTCTTACATTATGCCATTATGGCAGTACATAATCATGATTTACTGGGAGGTAATAATGAAGATAAGTGAAAATACAAGAGAGGTTCTTAAGAACTTTTCTACAATCAACTCTGGGATAGTTGTAAAAGAAGGCAAAACATTCAGAACTATATCTGCGATGAAAAACATCATGGCAAAAGCAACAGTTTCTGAAAGTTATAACGACTTCGCCATTTATGACCTCTCAGAATTTTTAGGTGCGACATCTTTATTCGAAGATGCGGAATATGAGTTTGGTGACTCTTCAGTGGTAATATCAGATGCTAACTCTAGCATGGTTTACTTTTTTGCTGCAGAGAATACTGTTATCTCACCTCAGAAGGATATTAACTTTCCAGAACCTGAGATTACCTTTACTCTAACACAGCAAGTTAGAGATGCTGTTGGAAAAGCATCAGCAGTATTAGGTGTCAGTGATTTGATTCTAGAATCAGATGGGGCAGTGGTAAGGTTATCTGTAAGAGATAAAAAGAACACCACCTCTAATGTGTTTAGCAGAATCGTTGCCGATGGTGATGGTACTAAATACAAGATGAATTTTAAGATCGAGAATCTTAAACTGTTGAATGGAGATTACAATGTGTTTGTATCTAGTAAAAACATCTCACATTTTAAACATTCAACACTCGATGTAGAATACTTTATAGCATTGGAACCAGATTCCAAATATAATGCTTAAAAAAGAATCAGACTTTAACAGTTTGATTCGGGAGATGTCCTCCTCTTATCCGTCCTCTGGGCAGGCATCACGGAAACAATTGGTGGGGATTGTTTCATCTTAACTCGGGAGAAGTTTTATGAATGAATTTATTTGGGTCGAAAAATACCGACCAAGCAATATTGAAGATGTAGTGCTACCAGAAAGCATTAAGTCTACCTTTAAAGACTTTGTTGCTAAAGGTGAAATCAGCAATCTGCTTTTATGTGGAACTGCTGGTACAGGTAAAACTACCATCGCCAAAGCACTTTGTAATGAAATTGGTGCAGACTACATAGTGATCAATGGTTCCGATGAAGGAAGATTGATCGATACCTTACGAACAAAGATTAAGAACTTTGCCTCTACAGTATCTTTGGGTGGAAACTCTAAGATCGTAATACTTGACGAGGCAGATTATATGTCACCTGAATCTGTACAACCTGCTCTTCGAGGATTTATCGAAGAGTTCAGTTCTAACTGTAGATTTATCTTTACTTGTAATTACAAGAACAGGATTATTGAACCTCTACATTCTAGATGTACAGTGATAGATTTTAAAGTAGCAAACGACGACAAACCTGCTATTGCTGGTGCATTCTTTAAAAGAGTGTGCCACATATTAGAGACTGAGGAAATCGACTACTCTAAGGAGGTGGTAGCAGAGTTGGTCAACAAACACTTCCCAGACTTCCGCAGGATACTCAACGAACTACAGAGATACTCTAGTTCTGGAGTTATAGATTCAGGTATTTTAACCAACATGGCAGAAGAAAAGATCGCTCAATTAATGAGTGCCATGGAAAATCGTAAGTGGGGTGAGATGCGTAAATGGATTGCCCAAAATGCTGATCAAGACCCTATCTTACTATATAGAAAGATCTTTAACTCTTTAGAGAGTAAACTAAAAGCAGAATCAATACCAGCAGCAGTATTGTTGATTGCTGACTATCAATATAAGAATGCATTCGTAGCAGATGCCGAGATTAACTTGGTTGCCTGCTTAACTGAGATTATGTCGGAGTGTGCATTTAAATGAGATTTCTAGTCGTTGGTGCGAGAACAGGTATCGGAAAGGCACTTTATGATGAGTTGCTATCCTTAGGACATTATGTCCAAGGGACTTCCTCTACTCCAACAGAGGATTTGCTTGAATTAGATCTGACTGATCCTGTTTCAATCCAACGACTATCTTTAGAACCAGAACCCGATGTAGCATTTAACTGTGCAGTGAAATGGAACAAGGCATCCTCACCAATGGATCTAGGTCGACTAGGAAACCCCATCGGTGAACAAAGTCTTTTTGATTTTGAAGAAATGCTAAGAGCAAATGTTGTAGGATATCTAGAACTGTTTCAGAAAGTTTATCTACAATGGGTCAATACAAAAGTAGTTCATCTTGGATCAGGTACAGTACCTGCCAATTTGAATTTACCAAATGCAAGAGAGAGTGACAAAAGAGTTGCTCGATTTGCTATCTCTTCATGCAAAGCAGCACAGCAAATACTAGTTGCTCGTGCTCAGTATGAAAATCCCGAGAGAAAGTTCGTATGGTTGGATCCAATACCACCTGACGCAATAGGAGTTGCGGACCCAACCATCACGAATCGTGTTCTTGAAGGAACAAGTTTAGAACAATGGAAAGTTGATGATTCTGTTGACAGAGAAGTCAATATGTGGGGATCAGGTTTACTATCACCACGTGCTTGTGCGAACTATATACTGGAAGAGTATGGAAAATTAATGGTCGAGAAATAATGGGACAGCATTCAGATAAAGTAGAACAGAGACGAAAACAGATCGAGATTGAAGAATGGGCATCTAAAGTCAAACTGATTCACGCATATCCACAAGATGATGTCAAATACTTTGATGTGGTCTACAATGATGGCAAAATTATTAGAGAGAATCTATCAACAAAAGAAGTACAAACCATTCTTCCCGAAGGCAATAATGAATCAAAGAAATCTTATCTCGAAAGAGTCGGAATTAAAATGAATCAAGTGATAGCAGACATCACAGCAGGATTTGATCCATCATGAACCCATTTGATTTCGTAACAGCAGTCAGTTATACCAAGCAAGATGTGATGCCTGATAGCATTGCAGAGAAAGCATACAACCCTTTTCTAACTAACAAAGCATTATCATATCACCAAGATGCTGTGTTATTCGCAAATGAAATGAACAGTCGATACCACCTGGATCATCGTCTTCAGTTTCAATTTTTAATAAATACTCTTAGACAGCGAAAAAGATTTTCCAAATGGGAAAAATCTATCGAATTAAAAGATTTGAATGTCGTTAAAGAGTATTATGGTGTGTCTTCCAAAAAAGCAGAAGAGTATCTATCCCTCCTTGATGACGATTCAATATTGAAAATGAATCAAACAATGGACAAAGGTGGGATAAACCATGGAAGAACTAAAGAATGAGGTTTCCGACTTACTAGAGATCAAACTGAAACAATCAGATGATTTTTTAAAAGTAAAAGAAACCTTGACACGGATTGGTGTTGCTTCTAGGAAGGACAAAACACTATTTCAATCCTGTCATATATTACATAAAAGAGGACAGTATTTTATAGTACACTTTAAAGAACTGTTCAAACTAGATGGAAAAGACACAGACATTAGTGAGAATGATATAGGTAGAAGAAACTCTATCTCAAAATTATTAGCAGAATGGGGATTGATTAGCATTGTGGACCTCTCTAAAATAGAAGAACCAATAGCACCACTATCGCAAATCAAAATCATACCATTCAAAGAGAAGACATTATGGAGTCTAGTGCCGAAGTACAACATCGGCAATAAAGTTGATGTTGAGTCAACAGGAGACTAAATATGTTAGATCTAATCGGAACAATCTGGGCAATTGTACAACAGTTGCCTGTAATTGTAACAGTGTGTTCAGCAGTTGCTGCAATGACACCTACACCGAAGGACGACGTCTTATTTGCTAAACTATACAAAGTTATCGACTTGTTCGCTCTTAACTTTGGTAAGGCAAAAGAGAAGAATCCTTTACTTGGATAATAACTAACCTTAGGAGAAACCAAAATGGAATTTTTGATTTTTATTCTAGCAATAGTAGTATTGGCTGGTGGCATGCATTTGTATAGCAAATCATCCACAGGTACGTCTACTTTTGATCTAGACAAAGATGGTGATGTTGATTTAGATGATGCGAAAGTTGCAGTTGCAACTGCTAAGTTCAAATTGGCTGATCTCAAAAAGAAAACCAAAGCAGAATTACTAAAACTCGCAAAGAAAGAGAAATTAGTAGTTGGTGCTAGAGATACAAAAGCAAAGATCCTTGAAGCATTCAAAGATCTCGTAGATTAATTTCTAAGCAATCTCGAGAAAGGGAGCATTAATGCTCCCTTTTTTTTGTACTCGAATAAAGAGTAGGTATAAATAGAAGTATGATTGAAATTACTGACAAGGCAATCGAAGTTTTGTTAGACAAGACAAAAGGTAAAGAAGGAGTCAGATTAGGACTTCAACCTGCAGGTTGTAATGGCTGGAAGTATGTATTTGATTTTCTTTACCAAATAGAAGAGAGTGATCAGATTATAGATTATGGTAAATTCAAAGTTGCCATCGACAAATTATCTGCTCCTCACTTAGAAGGGATGACTTTAGATTATATCACAGAAGGTCTGAACAGTCGGTTCGACTTTGTGAACCCTCATACAGAGGCAACCTGTGGTTGTGGTGAATCCTTTACAATAAATGGAATAGAGAATGGAAAGTTTTTTCATATTAGTAGGTGATCTAGGAGTCCCAATTGCCATGGCATTGGTAATGGGGTTCTTTATCTTCTTAGTCATGAAACAGATTATGCAGGGGATTGTTGATTCGATCGCAACCCTAACTATGTTTTGTGAGTCCTTAGAAAATAGAGCAAGAACTATGGCAAACGAAATGACAAAGATTGATTTGTTAGTCAGTAGTGCCTTGGACTTGAGACCAGATATCGATAGAGTTGCAAGAGCAGAAAATTTTGTCGAAGACGGCAAAGTTGATGCTAGGAGAGATTAATGGAATTTTTAGTTATAGGATTATTATACTTTGCACTCTGCAATGAAGAAGTCGTAGAGGAAGAGGTTGTTGTTACACCAGCAACGATACCAGAACAGGCAGTTAATGTCGAAGAAGTAATGGCAATCGCAGAAGTATTAAAGAAACTGGAGTTGCCAGATTAAATGGAAGAACAAACTTCATTACTCGTTGACCTTATAGGTCAATATGGTTTCCCTGCTGTCATGATGGCAGGTTTGGGATACTTTGTATACTTTGTGTGGAATTTTATCTCGGAAGAGATAGAACCCCAAATCGAAAAGATGCACTTTGCACTAATTCGAGTGATAGATCAAACAAGAATGCTTGATCAAGATCTGATACGATTACAACAAAAAGTCAATGTTGTACTTGAATATCGTGAAAGACAAAAAATACTCGAAGAAGGAAAACAGAATGCATCGAAAAATAAATCTAGTAAATAAACTGATTGCTCTAGTAATACCATTCTTTATGGTAGGACTCACAGCAGATCAATTAGTACAACAATTTAAAAATCCATCATTTAGTGGAGTTGGTACATCTTCACATTATCTAACGATTGATAACCAAGAGAAAGCAAGAAGAGATAAGATACAAGAAGATATAGATGCTGCGATAAGACAAGCAGAAAGAGATGCGGAAAATTCAACTCTTGCTAAGTTTATGAGAAACTTAGAATCTAGAATCTACTCACAAATCAGTAAAGACTTAGTAGAGGCACTCTTTAGTGGAGAGGGGTCTACTTTTGGTACATTCCTTATAGAAGGCAACACTGTCACATATGAAACAGGAATCTGTATGGGTGACATGACAGGATGTGTAGCAGGAGATGAAGTTATCATATTGACTATCGTCGATTCTGAAGGATCTACCACTACAATTACTATACCAGTGGGTGCAGGAACTATAGGTGGCATCGGTGGTTAAAGTCCTCCTAGCAGTTATTCTTATTCTATCAGGTTGTGCATCAATGCCCAATCCTAGAGTATTAGATTGCGTAGAGGCAGATGGTAAGTTCCAAGTGAAAGATATCTATGGTTCTACCTATGAGCAATTTATCCCTTGTGTAGAAGGTCCAACAAATGTTGAGTTGCCTACACATAAAAAATTAAAACTATTAAGACCACCCTATCAGCAACCAGTGGTCGCAGTTTATAAGTTTAATGATCTAACAGGGCAAAGAAAGTCTAAACAAAACATTGCTGACTTTTCAACTGCTGTGACACAAGGTGCAGAATCTTTATTGATTGATGCACTCAAAGCAGCAGGTGATGGCAAATGGTTTAGAGTTGTAGAAAGAACAGGATTAGATCACTTAGTAAGAGAAAGACAGATTGTTAAATCAACTCGCCAAACTTACTTAGATATGAATGATGATAAAGAAGTCATTCAACCAATGTTATTTGCTGGTATGATATTCGAGGGAGGAATCATCGGATATGATACGAACATAGAAACAGGTGGTAATGGTGCCAGATACTTAGGTGTCGGTGCCAGCCAACAATATCGTAGAGATGCAGTTATAATATCTCTGCGAGCAGTTAGTGTGTCAACTGGAGAAGTTCTTATGAATGTCCAGTCATACAAAACTGTTTTAAGTGTTGCTCAAGGATTCGATGTTTTTCGATTCGTAGATACCGACACTAAATTAGTCGAAATAGAAGATGGAATCTCTGAGAATGAGAGTGTGACCTATGCTGTACGAACTGCCATTGAGGAGGCAGTCTTTAGTATTATATTACAAGGGGAAGAACGAGGTTATTGGAGGAGACTCCCTCAAGTGGATGCCGATAACGAAACAGGAGAAAAAAGGTGAAATTTTTAACATCTTTAGTAATACTACTCGTGTCAGTAGGAACTTATGCGCAAAGTACATCTGACAACCAAATCTTCATAGAGCAAGTTGGTGATACTCTTAACCTGAACATTCAACAAACAGGTTATGGGAATAAAATCGGAGGCAATGACTTTAGTTCAACTGCTGCCGATATGGTTATAACAGGTTCTAGTTTAAATATTGATATAGACCAAATAGGTAATAGTAATATTCTTTATGGTCCACTTAAATCAGATAGTTCAAGTTTCACAACTTTGTTCACTGGTGACTCAAATGTTTTAGACTGGAATATAGGATATCTTGGAAGTACAGACAGTTCAGATTTTGATCTGAGTGCTACAGGAGATTCAAACACTTGGGACTTAGACTGGGGTTATGTGACCTCAGCAGAAAGATTTGATTTTGACCTAATCTTAACAGGATCTACTAATACATTTGATATAGATGTAGAAGTTGACGATGCTACATGGGATTGGGAAGTTGATGGTTCAGATAATGACATCGTGTCAAGTCAAACAGATGGTGCTTATCAATATCAAACAGTTGACTTTGATGGTGGCAGTGGTGATTTAGATATTATACAAAAATCAGGGACATGTCCAACAGGAGTTACTTCTTGTTATGGGCACATTGATTTAGACGTGACATCAGATAATGCAGTTATTGCAATCACTCAACAAGATACTGCTGACTAGCACACTGCTAGTTGGGAGTGCGTATGCCTCACCGATTGGGGATATTACAGACATGTCTGGCTCTGGATCTAAGGTTTTGCGAACAGCAGAGCAATATGATCCAGAGTTGGAATTTGATATACTCTCCAATGATGATGTGCGTACAGGGAAGGGTAGATTAGAAGTTACCTTCATAGACGATACCACTCTTAAACTTACAGAACACAGCAAAGTGATCATAGACGAAGTTGTCTACGATCCAAATCCTAGTAAAAGCAAAATGTCTATGCGATTCGCATCAGGCACAGCAAGATTTGCTACAGGAAAGATTGGGTTGGTGCCCAAACAAAATATAAATATTACTACCCCATCTGCAAATATAGCAATTAGGGGAACAGACTTTACAACAACAGTAGATGAGATAGGAAGATCTCTCATCATACTATTACCAGATGAAAACGGAAACGCATCTGGTGAGATATTGGTGACGACTGCTGGTGGTAGTGTGACTCTTAACGAGGCATATCAAGCAACAATGACTCCGAATATAGAAACGAGTCCAACTCCACCAACAACTTTAGATATAGACATGAATCTAATTGATAACATGTTTATAGTTTCGCCACCAAAAGAAATAGCAAAACAGCAAGAAGAGATGTCTTCGAGTGATTCTTCAGATGGTGGAATATTAGATATAGATCTACTAGAAGAAAACTTATTAGAAGAAGATCCAGAATTAACAGAAGACAGTTTAGAGTTTACTGAATTAGATATTGACTTACTTGATGTTGATTTACTTCAAGATGTATTAGAAGTATTAGAAAATATTGAAATACAAAGACAGAAAGGTGGTGGCTCTCAAAACAAATCGGGAGATGGTTCTTTTATCAAAGGGACAATTGCTCCAGGATTTGACAAAGTCACCAACTTCAATACTTTTATCGATCAGGGTTCAGGTACAGTGACATTCTTTAGAGATGCTGGTGGTGTGTTATCGATAAAAATGAGTATGGAAGCAAATGCTACTATCAATGCCACCAACAACTCAGGTGCTACCAGTGAGATTACAGTGAACGAAGGTGGTTCTATTAACATAATTATAAAACAGGAAGGATAATGGACAAATTGCTTATTATTGGTTGGATGATTTTAGCATCTTATGCTTCATTACTAATAGCACAAGATAATGAAATCTATATGAATCAAGTGGGTAACAACTTTGATCTCACCATAAACCAAACAGGATACAACAGCAAAGTAGATTTTAGTGTGGGTGGTGCCAATAATGTAGTTGACATAACACAACAAGGCAATAGTGCATATGTTGGTTACACTACATTATGGGGTTCAGGTTTAAGTTGGGGTGGAGATTTAGATGGCGATTACAATAATCTAAAAATTGTACAAACATGTAATCAAGGATCATCCTGTGGGAGTGATAGATTTGAATTTCATATCGCAGGCAATAGTAATGATGTAGACTTCTATCAAGGATATCATGTAACAAGTTCAGGCACATTGTTAGCAATTGATGATTATGAATATGGTGGGCATTTTACACGATTAGATATTCATGGTTCTAACAATAAGTTTTTGGGAAGTCAACGAGCAAATAACTCAGGACACGAACATTCAAACATCACCTATATCTATGGTGATTATAACGATGTGTACACAAGACAAGAAAGCAACCAAGACAAAACACTCAGTTTAACAATCAATAATAGTTACAATGATGTTGATATGATACAACAGGGAAGTGCGACACATACTGCCACAGTTACAATAAATGGAACATATGATACAGACTTATACATGCTTCAACAAGGATCCACAGCACAAACTTATTCTCTTACGCAAGATTGTCAAACAGTTGGTGGATGTTCGATATCAGTGACACAAGGCAACTAAATACATAGGAAAGAGGAAAAAGGAGTATTGTACTCTCTTAGAGAGCACATTACGAGTTAACTAGAGTTGAAAAACTCAAAAGGAGATATTATGTTTAAATTGTATACAATAAGCATATTGATTCTTGGACTATTTGTTCAATCATGCGCATCAGTTGGTGCAGTTATAGAAGGTGGTAAAGAACTTTCTACAGGTGTTATCGATGCGACTGTCGGCACTGTCGGTGGTGTTGGACAAGCAGTATTAGAAGATGCAGCAAGCATCGTTTCCACAGCATCAACAGCAGTTGGTGGTGTAGTCGAAACAGTAGTTGAGGAAGTCGACAAACAGACAGACGAACTACAGTCTAAACCAGAATCCAAAGAGGGAAAGTAAGAACTCCACCCCAAAGACAAACTCCTGCATCCCCTAAAAAGGATGCTAGGAATGTCAAGGGTGATGGAGATTTAACGCAAGACGAAATGATGTTTATGCTGAACGCAGTTAAATTCTATTGTTCTAACAACCCAGAGTATTGCGATGACTAGAACTTTGTTTACCTTAGTTCTAGCATTGCCACTCTTTTTACACGCACAGGTTGAGGAGATATTAATCTCTTTGCCTTTGCCTGTGAAGAAAAATTATATAGACAACTATAGAGTTGATCAGACCTCATGGTCCAGAACAAGTAAGAGACTATATAAGAAATATCTTATTGCATCCGCAATAGATCATCATCAAACCAAAAGATTAAAGAAATGCATTGAAGAGTTTACTTGTAATCTCAAAGAGGGCAATCCTCTATTTAAAACTAATCCTGATCGACAGAGAGTACTCTTAACGAAGATTTTTGCAGGTTGGTATATAAAAAATTCTATAGATTACATGGATGATGAGTTTAGAATCAAGTACCTTAGATTCATTAATACGATGCAATGGAGTGTAGTCGTGCACAATGAATACCTTTTCAATACAGAAAGGCATGAAGTGTCACTAGAGTTTAAGTATAAATTATTTGAGTGAGATTTTCCAGACTTTTTGTATTCTGGAGACTTTCATTAATTTGTCAAATCGTTTGTATATTCGTAGTATCATAATTCGTTTCAGATTCGTAACTTAAAAGTTTCAGAATCGTAATATAAGTATATAGTCAATTTTAGAATCTAATAAATAACCTTATGAACAAATTTGCTAAGATTTTAACATCTTGGTGGATGTGCTTATTAGTTTTGGGTGGATTGACTGCTTTAAGAGTATCTGATCCAGTCCCAGTAGAAACTTTGCGACTCAATTGGTTTGATTACATAATGTCAACTGAACCAGTGCATAGTGATCAGATAGTTCTACTAGAGATAGGTGAAACCACATTACAAAATACAGGTTATCCTATTAATAGAAGTGTTCTCGGAAACTATGTAATTGAGACATTTAATTCTGGTGGTTTTGTACTAGGAATCAATACGACTTTCGCAAATCCATCAAACCCAACCGATGATGAGTTCTTATCATCAGTCTTTCCTTATGGTGGGGTTGTTCTATCACAAATGCCTTCAATCAAAGGTTTAGATAGTAAGGCACCTCATGTAGGAACAGGTACCATAGGTGGAGATGCTCTACCTTATCTTTATAACTATCCAGGGATAGTCACCAATCTAGAAATATTCGAAGACAATGCCTTTGGTGTAGGTGTTGCTGTGGCACCCAATGATGTAGATGGTAAAGTAAGACAAGTTCCTGTATCAATTAATGTAAACGATAAGATCTATCCTTCTTTTGCTTTAGAGATGTTAAGAAACCTCACAGGAGAACCCTCTTATCAGGTCTTTGTAAATGAATTAGGAATAGAAGCATTCAGAATACCACCTTACGATAAGATCATAACAGACAGCAATGGAAGAGTGTACATAGATTACAAGTATCACTTTGACAGTTATGAATTGGGTAAAGATACCCTGCCCGATCTATCAGGCAAAGCAGTGATCATGGGTGTATCCGCAGAAGGCATCGTACCTCAAGTGAATACTCCATATGGAGCAAAACTCCCTCACGAGATTCAAGCAAACATATTACAAACAATGCTAGATGGGACTGTAATTAGTCGTCCATCGCTAGTACTGCTCGCAGAAATAATTTCCAGTCTGGTGCTTGGTCTATTGTTGGTATTGATAGTATATCGAAGTCCTCTGGTTGTTCAAATACCTTTGGTTGCTTCTTTGACTCTCGGGAGTTATGCTTTATCT